ATAACCTGAGAAGTTTGGTTTAGTTGCCAGTCTTGTAGCAATCTGAAAAATACAAGTACCGATGTAGTCTGGAACCCTTGGGCGCTCGTCACCAGCGTCTTCGGCTTCTCTACAACTTACTTGGTATGCAATCAGTGCAGCAAGAAGGTCTGGGTTGTTAACATAGTTGCGTGTAGCTCGCTTTGTTGCCATGTGGAAATACCTCCTTTATATACATTTAGTAATAATATATCATAAATGTGTGTAGCTGTCAACTAGTTTGTTCAGAAAAATAATTTTACAAATGTGAAAATAACTGTTGACATTGTTTCAAAGCTGTGTATAATAGGCTTATGCCTTATAAACAATACTAGATATCTACTGTATAGACTTTGAATGCAAACTCTTCCTGTCCATAGATTTCAATACGTTTCTTGAAATGCTGGAGAGTGTAGTTTTCAAAGGAGCCATAACTTAAATCGTCAGTAATATCATACAATGTTGCCTTATCGGCGTCGTTGCCCTTTCTTAGGGCACGACCAATTGATTGCAATACTTTGACTTCAGACTTAGAACCAGAAGCAAAGATTACGTTATCAAGTTTCTTCAAGTTCACACCAGTCGAGAAAACACCATATGAAGCAAGGATGTTATGTTGCTTGATAGGATCATTTTCAATCATATGACGAATACGTTCACGCTCTTCACCTTTGGTAGCGCCATAGATAAAATGTAGTTGACGATCTTCTTTTTGAAGCAAAGGCTCGAGAATCTTACCATGTTTTTCAACAAGATCAAACAAGACGAGATTGTTCTGCCCTTCGAGTGACCATAGAAGATTTCTAATGAACATGTTTCTTTTATGATTGTTTACGAGAAACTCTCGTTCTGCTGGATATTTTTTACTGGCTTCTTTAATACTTTTAAAAGCAGTATGAAAATTCTTACGAGCTTCTTGGCTATGAGAAAGAACAATCGCTTTAATATTGAATTCAGCAACAGTACCAGAATCCATAAGATCCTTAGTCGACACGTGTTTACGAACTGAACCAAAGCAACCTTCAAGAACAAGACGGTGTGTCTTACTTTCTTCTGATTTCAGAGTACCAGTGAAGCCGTGTCTATAGTAGCATTCATCAAGACCTTCCATAATCTTCTGAAGTGATTTAGCTTGGAACAAGTGAGCTTCGTCTCCAAGTACAACTTTGAATTGGCTAAACCAATCTTTGTCGAGCTTCATCAATGATTGCCAAGTTGAAATAACAATTGGCGCATCGGTATTTTTATCAATACCACCTTGGATTTTATAAATCATATCTTTATCGCAACCGTAGTCGACAAAGTCTCCGGCCATCTGATGAACAAGAGAAATAGTAGGAACAATAATAAGTGTTCTATGATCGTATGTTCTGTAATAATGCTGCTGAATCAAATAAATGATTAATGACTTACCTGAAGATGTTGGAGATAGAGATAAAGAACGACTATCGCGAAGAGCATCTACAATATATTGGTTTTGATAATCGCGTGGCTGAAATTTACAATCAATTTCTTTTGCAATTTCATAACCATAATCATCTGGAATTTTTTCACCAAATAACAAGTGATCAGGCGCGTTTAATACATAACCACGATCTTCACAGAATTTTTTAAGACGAGGGAAAAGACCAACATATAGAACAGGTCGCATTGGTTGATAAAGTCTAATAACTCCATCCCACATTCTGTTCTTATAAGCAGGGCTAAATTGATAGCCTGCAGGTTTGAATGAAAAATACTCTGAAATTTCTTGACGTGTACCTGGATCTGCTGTTACTAATAAGTGCACAGCATTTTTTTGTTCCACGTTAATCACGTCAGCCATAATCTAGTATTCCCCATGTTGGAATTTGAGAATATCAATCATATTTTTTATGATGAAGTTTCTCGAATGAATTGTTTTAATAATATCTTCAAGATAATTTGCATTAGCAGAATGATAATCAATCTTAAGACTTAACGAAATAATATCTTTGTCTGCTTGAAGGTATTTATCTATATCGTTACGAAGAACTTTTCGCTGATACGGCTTCCACCCGCGATCTTTAAGATCTTCTTCGGCCATAGATCCTTCGATCCATTCACGCTTTGCAAACTCTAGTTCTTTATAATCTGCCCGCAGTTTTTTAACGCGCAGTGCTTCCTTATAATACATAGTATAATATTTGTTATGTAGTTCTGGAATTTTTTTAGATTCACCCATCAAATTTGCTTCATCGATTCGTGAATCTGCTGCCCAGATAGTGCTTATATCGTCAGTGCTCATAATATACCTTTTTTAGTTTACAAGTCTCTATGTGATTATTGTATCACAGGCTGAGTTAAATGTCAACTAATTTTTTCGAAGACCATATTTGTATATCTAAAGGTTACGTTGCATTCTGGATAAATTACGTCTGATCCTGTAACATCCAGTGCTACACCACTGAGAGAAGTTGGAAAACATTCTGTGAACGTAAATTTTAAATTTCCATTTCTGGCACTGTTTTCAATGACTATTGAGATGTCGGTAACTTCACCGTATTTAGATGCTTGTAAAGCGGCTCTTTGCTCAGATGATTGTGGTGTTCCCATGCCTTCCATCCATCTTAGGATTTCTTCATAGTTTTTCATGTTTTCATCTATAATAAAGCTAAGGTCAAGCTCAGAATACTCTAAGCGGTCTGGTGTCTTATAGATGTTGTGTATTGGAGATAGTTGCTGCGGCGGAGTCATGCTCAATCCAGGAATATTAACTCTTTGAGTAAAGAATTCTACATTTGGAAGCTTGTCGACTACGACCTTGAATGAGATCGGTGATAAATAATTTGTAATCATATGAAATTTCCTGTTGACATTTCCTGCTAAGTATGATACTATTTATAAATAATCCACCGAAACTATATGGAATAGGAACTTGGTAAAAATAGACGGTCTTAACGACCAAGACGATCCATTTGACGATTGTTCTCATTGGGTCGGAAAAATCTAGTTGACAACCTCTGAAATCTAGTATAGAATGGTAACATAATGAATCTTATGGAGATTAAGCTTTGAGTGAAAATTTTAGAATTTTAACAGCACGTCAACACGTTCGTGAGCGGATTGGCATGTATATGGGCTCAAGCTCTCAAGAAGAGATCGAGCGTTTTGTAATGGGCCAGTGGAAAATTGCAAAATATGTCCCTGCTCTTTCTAAAATGGTTGACGAAATTCTTGACAACTCTATCGATGAAGCAATTCGTACTAAATTCGAATATGCTAACAAAATTGATGTGTCAGTTAAGAACGGTGTTGTAGTAGTTACCGACAACGGTCGTGGCATTCCACAGGGTGAAGTGTTTGATGAAACCAGCGGTGAAAAAATCCTACAACCAGTAGCTGCTTGGACGCGAGTAAATGCAGGCACAAGCTTTGATGATAGCCGAGTAACTATTGGTACTAACGGTGTTGGCTCAGCTGCCACAAACTTTCTTTCTTCTAAATTTGTTGGAAGAACTTGGAAAGATGGTAAGCGAGTTGAAGTTCGTTGTAAAAATGGCGGCGAAGATGTAGATGTTGCTATTAAAGATTGTGCGAATGACAGCGGTACTGAAGTTTCATTCGTTCCTGATTACAGTCTGTTTGAAGTAAACAGTCTTGATGAACTCGATACTATCGCACTTGTAGAAGATCGTTTGGTTGGTCTTCAAATGGCATTCCCAGAAATTGCTTTTTCTTTTAATAAGAAGCGTATCAAAGTAAACGATCTTAAGAAATATTCTAAATTGTTTACTGGTGAAGATAGTGATGCAATTATTGAAAAAACTGAAAACCTTTCGTTTTTCTATGCTGCTTCAGAAGATGGCTTTCGTTCTAACTCGTTTGTAAATGGTGTTAATACTCGCCAAGGTGGTACATATGTCGACTACCTTACAAACGCTGTTCTTGACGAGCTTGGTGTAATGATTAAGCGTAAGCACAAGATTGAAGTTGCTAAGTCGACTATTAAGAACGGTCTTACATTTGTAATGTTTGCACGGAACTTTACAAATCCCAAGTTTGATTCGCAGACTAAAGAACGTTTGACTAACCCAATGACTAACGTTCGAGATCACTCTGTAGAAGCTGGTGTTAAGGATGCTACTACAATTGCTCGCAAAATTCTGTCGACTGCTTCAATCATTGATCCTATCATCGAGGCACAACTTGCAAAGAAACTTGCTGCTGAT